GTCAGCACTTACGTACTTAACAACTGCCTCGCTCTTTACAACCTTTGCACCGTATACGTTTAGTCCACGTACAATGTCTGCAAACTTGGTTGGGTTTCTTAGGCTCTCTAGGTTGTCCAACTGGTTTACAAACGCAACCATAGAAGCGTGGTAACCAAGTGCTGCTGGTCCATCCTCACCAACTAGTGGGGACTCTAGAACATCCATACCGTATAGGCGTAGGATCTGGCCGTTACGTAGTTCCTCGCTTGAACCAGCGGTTGATACGTCTGATAGGTCCTGTAGCAGTAGGTCTGCAAAGTCTGGGTTTACAATCATAAACCTGTTAGTGCTAGGTACCTTTGCCTCAGTTAGTGACTTACGGATAGCACGTACTGCAGCCTTTGCCTCTGCTGCGGTGTCAATGATTACTGAACCAGTGTTAGCATCAGTTGCATCTGCAACCATCTGGGAAATTACGTATTCCTCAGCATCCTCTGCCAATGCACGGCCAGCGGCCTCAGTCCAAGCTGCAAACTCACCAGCGGCCTGTACTCTGTCCACGTCATCTACGTTTACAGAAAATGCCTTTTCCTGGTTGATAGCAAGCTGTACCTCTGTGTCAGCTAGTGCCTCAGCGGTAATGCTACGGCCTGCTGCTGCATAGTCAGTGATAGTTGGTGTGGTTGCGTTGATAATGTGAACGGTGTTACCACGGGTTGCGTTACCTACGTACTGGGTGTCCAGGGTAGGAATAACAATCTGGTTAGCAATGAACGACTGGGTTACGCCTGCCGCCCATACCTCTGGGATAAAATTGTTAATTGCCATTATTTATTTCTCTCTCTTACTGTTTGCCCATTAGATAATCTAGGCGGCCATCTTGTCTGGCTGCCAAAATTTCTGATGAGGTCATATTGGTTAGCTCATCTCGTGATTTGATTTGAGCCTTACTAGGATTTGTACCACGTGCACCCTGCCCTAAATCTGGGGCTGGAATTTCACTCTGGTTACTATTCGCTTCCACCCATTGCTGGATGGCTTCAGTGTCTATATCGCCTGTGTCAGTAATGAACTGGTCTTTATCAAAACTTAGAATAGCATCGCCTTTTAGCGTTCTGCCCTGCAACTGGCCCTTGAACTCAGCATCTACTAATTTACCTGCAAACTCTTTACGGATGGCTGTGGCCGTTTCCTCTTTAGTTTGCTCAATCAGTTTTTCCTGATCAGTCAGCTGTGACTTTTTGATTTCCTCTAGCTCTTTAGCCGCCTGTGCATTTGCTTTGGCGGTTTGTTCATTTTTACGGCTCATAGATTTCCACTTATCCAGTTCTGCCCTCAGTGTTTCCATTTCAGATTCTGGGGTGGTTTCCTCTGTAACTTCCGTTTCAGTGGTTGCCTCTGGCTGGTCAATGGTTTCCTGTACTTCATCTGCCATTTTTATGCTCCGTTTCGGATATAGGTGGTTGCGTTCGTTGCGAACTAATCAGCGGTTTGCTGAATTATTTATAGGTCACTAGGACCTGTAAAACTTTGGTCTGCCACTGTAAGCATAGGCCCCATTTCGCCGTGCTCACGTATGGCTATATCTCTAAAATCAACTGGCCCACGGCCACTACGGTCTGTAACTCCAAACCTTTGTTCTACTGCCTCGTGTGTAGCCTCTAGCCTAATTTCATCTATAACCTGGCCTGGGTCCTGGTCACCGTAAATAGGCATTTCGCCACAGTCACAACCAGGGTGAATTGGTAGCAGCTCACCACGTGTATAACGCTGCGTACTAGCCACGTAGCATAGGGCACAGTTTTCTGAGCCAGTTAGCGTGCGTACATAGCCCACTATATTGTCATTGCCTGATCTGGCGGTTAGACCTGCATTACGCCTGGCTAGCTGTACATCTGTACTGGCTAGTGAGCTTATGCGTAGCTGTCCAGCCTTGATAGCCTCAGTTACTGTTTTGTCATTAGATAAGGCTGTGTATACGTCTACAAACGGCCTACGGTAAATCTCTGTGCTGGTTGCCCCATTTCGCAGTATTGGCGTAGCTAGGTCCTGTGGCCTAATTGTAGGGGCGTTGTATACCTGGCCCTGTAGCTGTGCCATCTGCCTGTAAAACTCTACCTGCAATTTAGCAGCCTGTAGTTTGGCACCTGCCATAGTGGTTTCTATAAGCGGTAGTAAACGCTCAAAATCTTCATCCCGCCAGTTGCCTAAGTTGGCAAACGCATTGCCTAACTTATTGCTGGTGCCCCTAATTAGCCTTGTGCTAATACGGTTGTAAGCATCAAGTAGTTCACGCTGGGTTGCCATCTGCCTCAGACTCTACTTTATTTGTTTCTGCCTGTAGCAGTGGGTTTGGCTTTAGTGTTACTGGCAGTGCATCTATAAAGTCCACGCCCTCACCTAGTCCTGCTAGCCTTGCAGCATCATCCTGCGTTACACCAGCACGAATAAGTGCACCTAATGCTTCAGCCTTTTCTTTTAGTCCAAGTTGCTCTACTGGTACCTGCTGGCCATCGCCACCGTCTTGTGGTGTGCCAATTAGTGCCTCAGTTAGCAATGCTTCACCTGCACGTTCTTGCTCCATTTCAGCAACCTCTGCTGGACCAAACTGGCCTATTAGTGTCATACGTGATCTAAATGGAATGTCCTGGAATTTAGTATTAGCATCTGCACGCTCTGCCAAACTGTAACGCTCTGCTGGTTTCCAAATTGGCTCTAGGTCTAGCAGTGTTGCACGTTCCTCATCGCCCATATATTTGAACATCAGCGACATAACTTTAGACCAGCCAACGGTAGCCCTGTTTATTCTGTCCTCAGTTTTGAATACCAAACCCTCACGGGATAGTGCTGCACCCTCAGCAGACTGGTTAGCACCGTCTGGCGTTAGGTAGTGCATAGGCGTACGGGTTACCGCAGCAAAGTCTTGAATATCAGCACGCACGGCACTAAGAATGTCCTGCATACTGGTTTGGTCCATTTCGCCAATATCAGCATCTGGCGGTAGCATCCACATTGCACCAGGGGCAGATTCAAACAAACCGTTATAGTCAATCTCGTTGCCGTCTGGGTCGTGCGTAGGGAAATCGCCCTTTATGTATTTTTGCTTGAACGCTTGCGTAGTGGCAATAATTAGCCTCTGCAAAATCATATGGTTTATGCGGTCAATAATATCTAGATATGGCTCATACTCACCACGCTCATCTACGTTAGTGAACTTGACTACTGGCACTTCACCTAGTGGGTTTGCCGCACTCATTTCCTCTGAGTACATCCACTGATCTATATCAAAAATGCTGGTATCAGTTTTCTTAGTAAATACCTGGACCTCATCAGCGTAATAGTAATAGGCGTAGTGCATACCGTAATCTGTGAACACCTTTACGGCACTCATTACGTTGCTAGGGTCCTCAGCACTTGTAAGTGCGTAAACCTGCCTGCAATCCTCTACGGTTACTAGTGGGAAATCTCTGCCCTGTGGCATACCAATAATTGCGTAAGCTTTACCAAACTTTAGAAAAGACGTATGTAGGTCAGCACTCAAAACGTCTAGTTTGTTTGCTTTCCACAGACGGCGTGCTACGTCATCACCGTTTTCATCATCCTCTGCACCTGTGCGAAAGCCGCCAATTTTCATACGCTCACGCACGGCAGATACCGCTAGCTGTGCCATATTCAGACGGGCTTTACGCTGAAACCTACGGTATGCCCTACTCTGGCCCTCTGCACCCTCTGGTAGCGGTGCATCACCGTTATAGTAACGCTCTAGCTCGTTCAGGTGCATTTGTTCCTTAGCAAGCTTTTTTAGCATCATTTGCTGGCTGCTACTTAGCTGTGTTGCCATCTAAAGTTTTCCTATCTAATACGGCGTGGTACAAAGGTGGATTTGGTAGCCTCACCCTTACTAAGGGCTTGTAGCCTACACTGAAATGCCAACACTGCCGCCACGGCTGCATCTATTTTGTTAGGACTGTCTGGGTGCTCTTTTGCGATACTAACACCACTACGCCCAATTCTACGGCGTGCATTTAGCACGTGCCTGGTAAGTGCTAGGCCCTCGTGCGTAAGCTCACGATCTAACACGCTATTACTAAATTGTTCTAAAGCTCTTACTACTAGGTAGCTACGGTTTCCAGTCATCCACCACTCAATAGGATGCTGCTGGCTACTTTTTACTTTTAGCTTTTTGCCGTACTCAGCTTCCCACGTGGCTATGTAACTTTCCCACTTAGCTGGGTCTGCAAACATCCCTACTACGTTGTAATGCTCAAACGCCTGGCGTACCTCGTGGTCTACCTCAGCTACTGGGATTTCCCAGCCCTCACCTGCTGGCCCGTCTGGTTGTTCCCATACTCTAATCTCGAATAGGTGGCCGTCACTTACACGGCAACCAATAAGGGCAGTAGCATCTGTAACGCCACGTGAGCGTTTACGTGAGCCGTCAAACCCTAAAGTTATTTCCTCACCCTTAGAAACGGTTTTAGCCTCGTAGCAAGCGTTCCACTCTGGGGCACTTAGGTAAGCATCTTTGCTGCTAGTGGGCTGGTTGAAATAATAACGCCGTGAGTCCTGTGGGTCGTTACGTGGGTCAAATATCTCAGACATAATGCGATCTATATCCATTACCTCTGAGAATGGCCCGTAGGTTTCTTTTAGGCCTGCCCTAATTTCATCTTCACTGCTTAGGTCTGTATCTGGGTCTGCCTGCCTGTGGTCAAACAATAACCGCTGGCGTTTGGTCTTACCCTCTAAAATCTTTTTGGCTAGCTCGTGGGTTTCCTCAGCTACGCTATTTTCACCAGGCAAATACATTGTGCTGGTTTCTAGCGACCACGGCTCTGCACCTTTACGCTTAGCTAGGTTACGCCTAACAGTTGCGTACATACGCTTCAGGTCTGGCCTAGTGTATAGGTGAGTTTCATCCATCACAGAAAAGGTTTCACGCCCACCATCTTTAGAACTACTGCTAGCCGTGCTAGGTACAATCTCACCGCCACCTGGTAGGTAGATTCTGGTAAGTCCTGCAGCATCCTTTGGTAGCGTTTCTGCTAGCGGTCCCTCTGTCAAGTTGAAATAAACATTGTCATAGGTGTTACCTGCCTGAGATTCCTCAGTAGCTAGGCAACGTATAAACGGTGCTGTAATTTCTCTGCCGATAGGCTCACCCTTGCTGTAGCGGTAAACCTGATCTGCATACTCATAATATTCTGTGCCCTCTGCGTAGCCCTCAAACCTTGCTGGCCCAATAGCCTCAAACAAAGTAATAAACCCTGCTAGCTCTGACTTAGCACGGCCTTTAGCACGGCTAAGAAATGCTGAGTCATACAGCCTACGCCCGTGTTTGTTTAGTGCGTATACGTCAAGAATAAACGCAGAAAATTCATCATCCAGCTCTACTGGCTGGCCTTGCACGTCACCTGGGCCGTGTACACAAAATGTTTCTATCCACCATATTGCTAGCCAGCCTAGTGAATTTACTCTATCGTGTTCTGGGCTGTGTACCCGTTCACGCATCTAACAGCTTTTTGCGGCGGTCATCCATACTAGCCACTGGTGCTAGTTCTGGCTTTTCTGCCTCTGGCTCTACGTAGCGTATGCGTAGATCACGTCTAGCTTCCCACGTAGTGCCTAGTGTTTTTTCTCTCTGGCGTAGCTCTGATAGGGCTGGCGTGCTACCGTTCTGTGCTGCACTGTGAACCTTAGCGGTGTCTAAAGCGTACTGCCAGTCTGACGGTGCCCATAGCACGCAGTGTGGCATTGTGCTAATTCTTTCCCACCAGTCAATAGTTTCCTGGCCCATAGGCACAATAATTACATCGCCGTTTTTTAGCATTGTCTTGCGCTCTGTAGGTAGCTCTGGTTTAGGGCCGTCATAGGGCACGTCTAGTACATCAGTTGTTTCAACTTTCGCCCTGCCCTGCGTCACGGCTTTGCCTGTTGGCTTTGGTCCTGTTACTGCCATTTTATTTCTCCATTTCGGTTAGGCGTTTCGCCTATGGCATTATGTTTGATAAATCTAGTTCTGCTAACGGTGCACGGCTTAGTGCGTTACCCGTCATTGTAATGTATCGCCCGTTAGGGTAAATCTCTATGCTTAGGCCGTCACGTGTAAACCTACGGCCCTGCTGTAAATCTGTATAGCCCCAGATATGCAAGCCCTTACCGCTAGGGCTTACCTCAATGTAAGTATCTGGCAGTGAGTCAATCAGCGACTGAGCCGCAGCAGTAGGCTCACCGTTGTAACAGTAATCCAGGTCAATGCAAGTGATTCCATCGCCAGATAGAACAAAGCCAAGACCGTCACCGTGCCTACTCTCTTTAGCTGTCTGGTAGTCGCTCCAGGTAGCTGGGTTAGTAGAACTAGCAGCGTGGTTATTCACCGTAATGGGTACTTTGTTTTTGTGCCTGATCCAACGGGCTTTGCTGGTTAGTTCATTTGGCAGTTGGTGCCTGTGTGCATAGACACGGCAACGCACGCCACAATACTTTGGTTTTCTACCACGGGCACCTGCGGTTACGGGTGCTTCACAGACTAAGCAATTCATACGCTTAGTTTATCGTTACATCTGCCTGTATAGCAATAGCGTGTTTTAGGCGTTGAGTAACCTGTATAGCGTTATTAGTCCTGTGTTATGCCTAGTGCCGTCAGTAGCCCGTACACGGCTTGTGAGCCTGTTTCTAGGGTCAATGGTTTGGAATATGCTTACACAGAAAACTACAGCACCTCTCCGCTGTCCATAGGGGGTGGGGGGCGGGGTGGTCCCCCTGTGCTAAAAATTATTTTGGTTTTGTAGCCTAAGCCTTACCCTATCTACATCCTCTGTAAACACTAGGGTTGCTAGGGACTACCTGGGCCTATACGGGCGTTGGCTGTCTGGTGGCATAGGTCATACATCTTGCTTACCCTACCTAGTCCAGTAGGCCTGGGTGCCGTGGTGTGGCTCTGCGTTCTGTTTGTATTCCCTTAGCCTTGCGTGCAGCCTGTGCCTCTGTCTGGGTCTTACGCTTATGGTGCCAGTCGCATAGTGCTTGTAAGTTGTCTAGTGAATTGCTACCGCCGTTGGCTACGTTCACTATATGATCTACATCTTGTGCTGGATAGGTGCACCTTAGGGTGGTACTACCCTGGGGGGATTCCTCTAGGTGGGTATGCTCGCACATTCCGTTGGCTCTAGTTAGTACAGCCGTGCGTATCTTAGACCATCCAGGGGGGTCTTTTCTGCGGCGGCTAGTTTCCCACGGCATTAGAGTACGTGCACCGTGCCTGTAAATTCTTTGCCCTTTTCTAAGGGTATGACTACTAAGCCTGTGTCGCTATCGTGTCCTGCGTTCTGGCGATACCAGCTACTACCGCTGTCAAGTGTCTTAGCCTGTACCCAGTAACGGCTACTGCCTCTGTCTGTGTTACCTAGCTCACGCACCTGTAAATGATGGAAGTGGCCAGAAATAAATAGCGTGCTGCTACTCACTGGGCCGTTGCCTAGCATCTGCCCCTGTATCCAGTTTGGTACCTGGTCTGGTCTGCGTGCCTGGTGGCCGTGGAATAGTCCTATGCGGTGGAAGTTATCGCCAAATACATCGTGTACTAGGGACTCATCCCACTCTGCTGGCTCGTAGAACGTGACTGGTAGCCCTACCTCTTTGCAAAGCCTAGCCAGTGTGCGGCCTATATGTACGCCCCAGTCATCTAGGGCATTGCCTACTTTTTGTTTGTTTACACGCCACTGGCAGTGGTTAGATCCTACGGTGAGATAGCTTATGTTGTCGCAGTGCTTGCTTAGCTCACGTAGGGTTTCATAAATCATTGTGGTAGCCATATCAACCTGGCCCATTATGCTCATTTGATTCGTGGCTAATTGCTGTGAGTCTTGTGAGCTTGTAAACCCCTCAATCAAATCCCCTACATCAGCGAATACGATACGGCTGGGTTTCTCACGCTTGACTAAATCTATTAGGCGGTGTCTGGTTTCTGTTATCCGCTGTATTAGTTCCTCTATGCCACCCCTGCTGTCTGCCTTACCTACCTGTAAATCAGACCATAGGATAACTAGGGCAGTGTCATTTAGTGTTTTTTGCGGCGGCTTTGGTGCCTTTTTCTTAGCCTCACGGTACAGGGTGGGTAGGTCTAGGGCTGGCTCTGCCAACATCCTAAAGTGAAACCTGTAGGCCGTACGCCAAGATCCATCGTAAACCTGCCAGCGGCTAGTGCGTGGCGTGCCTACTATCTCTACTTTGTCTGGGTCCATACCTGCATCTATTAGGTAGTCCCTAAAATCCTGGCCATCTTTTAGCCCTGGCGTAGTCGCTTCACCCTCGTTGCCGTGTAGCTCTACCTGTGGGGTGCCAAACGGGGTGTTTTTTATGTTTTTTGCCGTGTTCAAATTCTCTAACAACTGCACACGCCTTTCATATGCCTTTTCAGGCTATCCCTAGACAGCTTTACGCCCTGGTCTAGTAATGCTAAAGATAGCTCGTGCGGTGTAAATTCGCCGCTGGTCATTGCCTCATCTAAAATGGTTTGATCAGACTTGTTTAGGCTATCCCTGAACGTGCGTACTCTACAGCTATAAACCCGTTGTTCCCTTTTCTGTAGTCCCTCTAACATTGTATCATTCCCCTTGTGCAAGCTTTGCAAGTTTTCTAGGTCGGCCTCTGCGTTGCCTCATTAGGCGTTCAGCCTCAAACAATTCTTTAGCGTTTATGTAGCGACTTTCATAGCTCAGTACGCCGTGCTCAATCCAGTAATAGATAGCCCTACGGCTACGGCCTGTGAGTACGGCAGCCTCATCTACTGTTAGTGCTTGCTTCATCGTTGCCTTTCATTCATAATGGCCTGTCTTAGTTCTGTGCTTAGTTCTGGTGCAATTCTGGACCTAGTTTTAGCATCTTTTAGCCCTTGTGTGCCTGTGCGTGATCCTCTAGGGGCTGCCTCGTGGCAACTATCGCCGTTTTTGCAAGCTGGTCTAGGCCACCAGCCTGGAACATCGCCCCATAAGTCTGTAGGCTTCATTCTGTTATCACCGTACTGGCAATAGGTAATAGTGCTCATAGGCAAATCTTTTAGCACTGGCAGTTTTCTTAGCATCCCTCTGGGGTTTTCGATTAGAAACCCGTGAGTTGGCTGCAGTTTTTGTATCAAATTTTTAGTGTGCTCTACTAAATCCTGTGATTTTTTGGCACTATCTGTTTTAGGCAACGGATTTACCCCCCCCCTCATCCAGTGGTGTCCTATGCTGGCCACGCTAAACGCTGTGCACGGTGGGCTGGCCCAAACAAAATCAGGTTGCCCGTAAGTGCTTAGTAGATATTCAGCAGTCAAATCCATTACATCTACGTGCTCAGTGGCCTCAAATTGTTTATCTATTTCAAAGCTGATTACAGTGTCACCTGCATCCCTAAAGCCTTGTGTGCTGCTGTTAGTGCCGCTAAATAAATCAAATATCAACATTAGCGGCGTTCCATCTCTGCCAAACTGGCGTAAAATTCCATCTTTTCTGGGGGTATCGTAAAGCCGCAAGCGTGACATTTTATTTCTAGGTCATCCTCAAACGCCTGTGGCGGTGTGTAAATTGTTTTCTGATCACACTCTGGACACGGTAGCAGTGTGGCCCTGGCTTTTTCCTCTAGTGGGTATTTGTATAGGGCCTGTCTGGTTAGCTTGATAATTGGCAGTAGGTAAATAACCTCTTTTTTATTTACTACGGCTTGCAACCCTGCGTGCTTATCCTGGCATTTGTTGTAGGCCATTGTGTACATCTGCACGTGGTTTGTGCCTGTGGGTATGTAGTCACCTGTAAGGGCTATCCAAATATCCTCTGCCAGCTGAAACGCATCTAGGTTGAACGGTGCAGGGGGGTCTTTTTTCAGCGGCCTGGTTTCATCTTCCAGGTCTGCGGTACGTCTAAGCGTATAAACTTCCCGTAGGTGCTGTAAGGCCTCTGGTGCTTTTTGTAGGGACCAGCGTAAGTTATCTAGGCAGTCATAGCATAGGTAACCCTCATTGGCCTCTACGGGCTTTTTATGGCTGTTTACGCACGCCCTGCTAGTCATCATCCTCAGTTTCATCTGCTACCTGTACTAGTGGCTCTAGCGGTACGCTACGGCCCTGCACTCTTTCGTGTTTTAGGTAGATCTCTAGGCTGTTTATTTTGTCCAGGCGAAACCCAGAC